GATCAAACAGGAGATCAAACAGGGGATCAAACCGGCGATCAAACAGGTGATCAAACAGGGGATCAAACAGGGGATCAAACAGGAGATCAAACAGGAGATAATCCTTTTGAAGGGGTTTTGGGTGATCCTGTAAGGTGTGGTAGCGGGGATTCTCAATATTTCGATGTTTTAAAAGGTTGCCTTGAACTACCAAATGGAGAAGACTTTTTAGCATGTGGGGCAGGTGAAATTGCAAGTGATGAATGTATGATGGGGTGTGTTTTACCAATAATAGTTAATCCTGATGGGAACGATTTAGATTCCGCTGGAGTAAGAACTAAGTTAGAGGAGACAATAGATACTTGTGATCCCGAAGGAAACAGTGAAACACAAGTATTTGGAGTAGATTGTTTAAAGAACTGTGATACATATTTCCATAATTGTGAATATAAAGAAGAAATAACAACGTCGAATGGAATAAGAAATGTAGAAGGGACTTATGGAAATATAGAAGAATGTCCTAATGGATTGCTTCCAGATCAAACATGCGATGATGTTGATTGGGGGTGCATGGTATGTAATGAGGGTTATTATGTCGGACCGGACAACCTTTGTAAACCTAACCCCAGTTTGTGGCATTCTCTCTTTAATTCCTTCCTTGTATTGTTGTTTTTTGGACTACTCGTATTTTTATATATTAAGTTTGGTGCCTATGTAAAAACTGGAACAAAAGCAGTCGCGAAGGGTGCTAAATAAATTTGATTAATAATTTTTGAATATTTAAAAGTAAATGAATAATATCCTTTCAAGATTTATCCATGAACAAAATAGAGATCTTTTGGAAAGAATAGCAAAAGACAAATTTACAACGGATGAAGAAAGACAGGGATTTGTAAATAAATATCATAAATTAAATTATGCTCATTTGAATACCATTAAAAAGGATAATCTCGAAAGTTATCAGAAGAAGTTTGCAAGGGTTATGCGTTAAAAAATTTATAATATAAAGTGTTATTGTATTGGTGGACACAACCATAATCGTGTCGATTTTTAATCCTGAAACTGGGAGAGTCTTTATCCTTGGTACCTCCTTTAATAACTATAACATGATAATTACATACCATACATTGTAATAAGATAGTCGCCCAATATTTAAGTTTTTTTATCTAGAGTGGGATAAACGACAGTCCCTTAAAAATGTAGTTATATATGAGTTATAGTTTAAGATACATTTTTTAATTTAGTTTTAGTAATATTATATTATATAATATTATATTATAATGCCTGCTAAAAAAAGTAAAGCAAAAAAGAGTGCTTACAGTTCAAAGGCGAAAGGTACAATTGGAAAGAAAAAGGCAACTACTAAAACATCTGGTGTAAACTTGGCTAAATACGCAACTTTACTAGCAGATATAAATGAATTGCGTGTTGTATTAACTATTTTGGAAAGGATTCCACAAGATGTCAGGGTACCTGGGCGTCTAGAGAAAAATATGATGGAATATAATAAAAAATTAATATCTTTCAAAAACTTACATCCAAAAATTAAGAGTGCTATAGAAAAAAAAGAAGAACAAGGGACTATGGCGGGAAATTATATATATGATGATACAACTAATTTCCCTGATATAACTGATGCAGAATGGACAAATAATCCCACAAAATTTAAGAATTTTTGTGGTAAAGAACACAATAATAATCCTGCTGATATTGTAATAAAATACAGAGGTGGTTTATTTTTGGGTATATCTTTAAAAGCATCCTTTGGAAAATCCGATATAGGACAATATAATAGTAGTATATGTTCTTTTATTAATGGATTAATTTATAAAAATAGTGAATTAAATGGCGGTGTTATTAAAAATAAAGATTTAGATGATTTCTGTAAGTCCTCCGATGCCCCTCCATCCCATGGAAAAGCAATACAAAATGAATGTGATGGTCATAAAGAAAGGTTTTATGTCGATGTTGCAGAAAATATAGATGAACTTTCAATTTATGGAGATAATTCAAAAAGTAATGATGAAAAAAAAGATGCTTATAAAGAATATATAAAGGATAAAAAAAATAAAATTATTGTTGAAACGATGAGGACTAATTTATTAAGACATTGTCGCGATAGTTATTTCTCTAATTATTTTGGAGGTGGGGAAGAAGTGAATATTCAAGTAAGCATAGATATGGCTCGAACTATTATTGCGAATTACTTGAGGTTAGATTTAGATCCCGGTAATGTGGGACAAGTTGTCCCATACATTAAAGTATCTGCTTTAGATGATGCCGTCCATGCCGATGATCCGCCAACAGATGATGGTAGTCAAGCACAGGAAGATTTAATAAATAAGTATGTCTTGCCAAATCAAGATGGAAATGTCACGATAAATTATAAGAAAGTTGCATCTGGAAGTATTTTAATAAGATGTTCGGGGGCAACAAAAGGTATTTTATGTAGAATTAAATTTGGAGGAACACCACCATCATCATTTAAAATCGATGGTAAAAATGATCCTATAAAAATACAAACTGGTGGAGGTGAACAAAAAACTGGAAGCATGATATTATTGGAAACGGTAACTACAGAACAATTAGCAGTATTGTATGAAATTATTGATTCTTATTTACAAGGTAGTGATACTATTGATGAATTAAAAAAAAAAAAAGATAAACTAAATGTAAATAGTCTTTTTAATGATTATCAATTAATGTTAGATCGAAGTATTAAACTTTGTCTGATGTCTAAAGAAAAACTAGTTCAAATCAAAAATGTGGTTAGTAGTTTGAAAAGTAATGAGATTATGGTTAATGTGAAAGAATTCATAAATGAGGTAATCAATCAATACATTGATGAATTTAGTCTTGAAGAACAAAAAGAGGATAGTAATTTAAAATTAAGTTTAGAAAGGGATATGTCCGAAGATGTTGAAAAAATGAAAGATATTTCACCAGTAATGACCCCTATGATGGAACCTGTATCGCGTATGTCTTTTGAAAACTTTTCAAAGAAATCTAAAAATTATGGAGGGATTACATCTCAACTTATGACCGGTGGTAAAAATAGAAGGAAATTAAGAAAGAATACGAGAAGAAATACGAGAAGAAATACGAGAAGAAATACGAGAAGAAATACGAGACGTCGCTCTACCCGAAGAGGAAAGAATACAAGACGTAGAAGTAAAAGGTCTAGAAGAAAGTAAATAATAATATTTCAATATATTATAATGGAGGACGCAACTAAACCATCAATGCCACAACCCGGAAGGTCTTTATTTTCCAGATTTAGAAAAAAAGCACCGATGCGTACACGCTGGGGGATTCCATCAGCAGATGCCATCAACCTTAGAAGTCGTGTTATAGCATTAGAGCAGGAAAATAATACCCTTAAAAATGAAGTAAGTATATTAGAAAATAAGAATGAATTTTTACAACAGGAAAATCTAATGTTAAAGGTTAAAGTTGATGAAACGAAAGATAAAATGAAAAAAGTATTTGCTATTAAAAATCTTCGTCATAGAGTTATACAGGATGTTTTGGATAAAAAGTATCAAGATGAAAGAAAAGAATATCTTCATAAAATGAGAAATAAACATGGTCGTGATTTAGATATCGGCACATTCACAGAAGGTAATTTAGTGCTTGGAGATGTAAACATTCCACGAACAAGACCTGTTGTGACTAAACCTGTTGTGACTAAACCTGTTGTGACTAAACCTATTGTGACTAAACCTGTTGTGACTAAATCTGTTGTAGCTGAGCCCGACGATATAAAGTTAACCTTTGTAGGGGGTTCTGTAAAAAAGAAAAAGAAACCTAAGAAGACAAAGAAAGCTAAAAAAACAAAGAAACCAAGACGTTCAAAGGGGAAAAAGACAAATGGAAAAGGAAAATTAAAGAAAATGTGTAGCGATGAATGTAAAAAGACAAGGAAAGTTATGCCATTAGTGTTTAAAAAAATGGGACTAAGTAAAGAGGAAATTGCTAAGAAAATGAAAGAACATGATGAACAGTGTGTAGGAAATTGTTTTAAATTAATACAAGATAAAGAATTCATTCAAGAAATTATGAAAAAATAAGTTATCTTTCACCTAAAGCAGTTTGAAAAGAAGATGATTTTCCACCACTATTCGAACAGTATTTAATTAATTCTTTTGCTAATATCTTATATGCTTTACCATTACTTTCTTGTTCCCCTATTGTGGGGCATATTTCTATCTCATTGATAAAGAATTCTCTACATCTTTTATCATTGTTCATGCAACACGCAAAATCAACACGACATTGTACGAGTGGTTCATGGTCTTTAAAGAGATCTGCTAATAACTTTTTAGCAGTATCAAGACATTCTTTTAATAGTTCTTTTTCAATTTTATCTTGTGGTTGAAAGACGCCTTCACCATCTGCCCATTGTTGTTTGTAAGAGTATATGTTTTTACCATTAATCCAGTATGTTTTGATTTCTCCAAATTTATTAAATTCTGGGATAAATTCTTGAATTAAGATTCTGCGATAACCATTCTTTTTAAGGCGTTCTAAGTAATCTTTGATTTTCTTTTCATTGACATTTTTAATAATCTTAAAACCGGTTTTAAACGCCCCTAATTCTGGTTTTACAATTACTTCCTTAAATTTATTCTTCTTTATGAAATTCATAATAGGGTTAATCGAATAATTATTTAAATTAACAAATTTGGTCGGTGTAATATTGTATCCTTTTTTATTAAAGTAGGTCATGTATTGATGTTTATTGACAACAAATTCTTGCATTTTCTGTGAAGGGAAAACAGTCGCTTTTGTTTTTTTAAGTATATTCATATATCTTTTATATCCATCATATCCATTGTGCATAAAAGAATAGACTCCTTCGAAGATCGAAAAAATAAAATCACATTCATTTGCTTCTTTTAATGTAAAAGTTTGTCCAAATAATGGAACGACTTCAAATCCATTTTTTTCACCATGTGCTTTTATTTCAGCAAAGATAGCATAATCATATGGAATATAATCACCATATATTTCATATTCTTCAAGGGGTTTCATTATTTTTTTGTTTGTTCGATAGTATTTTTGTGAAACAGGTTCATCCTCACTCCCTACAATTACACCAATTTTTTTCATTAATATATTATATATAATATATTAATATGGATTTTTCAATATACCCCATTAAAGATTCTAATTTTTACAATACAGGGAATAAAGTGATTGGTAAAGAAAGAGCAAATTCTTGCTTACCCACGCAAGGATATTCCCCTAAAGCATGTAAAATCGATATATCTAGTGGATACAATAAACCATTAAATGAAGTATGTAAGGAGGTCCACTATAGTATTGCTTCAAAGAACCCCGAAAATTTATGTAATGATTCTCCCTGGAATAATATGACAAGAAGAATATCGTTAGTTAAAGATTATTAAATTTTAAATAATTAATAGATAAATATGGAAAAAGGATTCTTATTAAATCGTAATCATAATTTTTATTTGGAAAAAGAACTTACATATAAGAAATATATATGTAAAGACTGTAGTCAAAAAAAGAAAGAATATGAAACATGTAAAGAGGATGGTTGTGATCCAAAAACGATCCCCAACCTTGGTTATATAGAAGTTAGTTTAGGTAAACAACCTATTGTTTTAACAACCCCGCTTATGGTATGTCCGTTTGGTTTTAATAAAGGGACTAATACATTAACTTTACAATTTACTAATTTTAAGACTGATCCTGAGATGAATAGTTTTATAAGATTTATAAAAGAATTGGAACTTGAACAAATGCAATATATTGGACTCGATGAAGATGAATCAGATTTATATTTATCACAAATAAAGGTTGATGATAAAATGAAATATGATCCAAATTTAATATTAAAGGTCCCTTTTAAAAATAATGGTTATGATGTAAATATCAGGAGTAAGGGGTCTTCTATTTCAGTAACTAATATATATAAGTGGACAAAATTAAAGTGTGATATATATATTGATAAGATATGGAAATTTAATGGTAAATATGTGTGTAAATGGAAGGTAAAGAACATTTTAATCAATTAATTATACGCGTTAATTTTATTGATAAAGTATCTAATAAATTGTAAAATGACAAGTAATATCGTTAAGTGTGATGATGTAAAGGTAGAGAAAATAAACTATACAACTCCTGAAAAGAATGGTCAGTCATATTTTTCATCTATCAGTTATGGAGATTCTTTGAATCCATTTTATATTCAAACCCCTAAATTAATATGTAAGACTAATATTTCTGATATGGAGGGTAAGAAAATACCTTATTTAGATGTTGAAGTCCCCCGTGGGAAAATGAATATTTATGATTTCTTATTATCCCTTGATGATAACAATATTAAAACGACTGTTAAAAAATCAGAGGAATGGTTTGGAAAAGAAATACCACTTCAAGCAATTGATGATATGTACCGAAGGACTACGAAACCTTTTAAAAAGAATACTGCTCCTCAAATTAGATTAAGGTTACCTCTTATTAAAAATGAAATAAAATGTGGTGTTTATAACCAAAATCGAATTTTTGTTGGAACCGATGAAGTTAAAGAAGGATCTGAGGTAGTTCTTATATTACACATCAGAGGATTAAAGATATTAAAAACAACATATTATTGCGATTGCTATATAACACAAATAAAGTTATTTCAGGAAAAGGAATCTAAATTTAACATTATTAAAGATTATAGTATTTTAGACGACGAAGATGAGGAAGAAAAAGAACTAGGCGATATATTCAGTGAGGAAATATATAATTCTTTTCAAGAAGAGGAAGAAGGGAAAAGGTTAGAAGAAGAAGCAAAAAAGAAGAAAAAAGAGCAGGAAGCAGAAAATAAAAAACTAAAAGAGAAAGAAAAGAAAAAACTCGAAGAGGAAGCAAAGAAGAAAAAACTAGAAGAGGAAACTTTAAGATTAGAAGAAGAGAAAAGATTAGAAGAGGAAAATTTAAGGTTAGAAGAAGAGAAAAAAAGATTAAAAGAAGAGGAGGAGAAAAAGAAAGTTGCTGAAATGATTGCAAAAAAGAAACAAGAATTACTCGAATTAGAAAATTTAATTAATTAATAATTTTATCTTTTTTCTTTATTTTTTTTTATGTTTATTATATATAAAATGGATTGTAAAAGTTTACTTATGTATGGACTCATTATTTTGGTTGGATTATACTTGTTAAAAGACATCTGTGGATTCAAAATTCCTTTCCTCGAAGGTATGGCGAACGTAGATAGTCCATCCGGAACACCTAGCGGAACCCCCACAGGGGCATTACCAAGCGACCCTGATAGTTTTGTAGAGGCGTCCCTCAATAAAGACATCCCTGCTTGTCAAAAGAAGGAACCATTAACTCCTAAAGATTTATTACCTAAAAATCAAGCTGCTGCTGATTTCGAAAAACAAAACCCTGATGGCGAAGGTATTCTAAAAGGTGTTAACTACCTCGACGCTACTTACCACGTTGGTGTAAATACTGTTGGACAGAGTTTAAGAAACGCGAACTTAAACTTAAGAGCGGAACCTCCAAACCCCCGTGTTGCTGTAAGTCCATGGTTAAATTCCACAATTGACACTGATTTAAGTCGTAAGCCTCTAGGTGACAATCTAAATTAAAATAAATTTGATAAATTAAATAAAGATATAAATTAATATACTTATTATAATGGAAACAACTAAGTTTAAAGCAAACCCCTATAATTTGAATAATCGTCTAATAACTCTCAATGATATCACTAATATTATGGAAAAACTTAATATTAATGATTTCTCTACAACTAATTTAAAATTATATCAAAAATCTTTTATTCATAAGTCATACTGTAACATGAGGGATTATGAAGAATTCGAAAAACCTGGTAATGACTATCTACCCTTACAAGAAGAATCTTATGAAACGATTGAATTTTTAGGAGATTCAATATTAGGGAGCGTTGTATCTTCGTATATCTATCGAAGGTTTCATCTTATCTATGGTGAAACCGAAGGGTTTCTAACTAAATTAAAGATACGTTTAGTATGTGGGGAAAATCTTTCCGACGTATCTAAAAAAATGAATTTATCCCCTTATCTTATAATTTCAAAACATATCGAAGAAAACTGTTCTGGAAGAGACAATAAAAATATTCTAGAAGATGTTCTTGAATCATTTATAGGATCAATATATTTAGATAAAGGTTATGAATATGCTGAAAAATTCATAATAAGTATTATCGAAACATATTGTGATTTTACAGAAATAATTCTAAAAGATACAAACTATAAAGATCAAATTTCTAGATACTTTCAGCAAACCTTCAATATTTATCCAACATATAAGACTGAAAAATATGAAAATATTTTTAGAAGTTCCATTTTCAATGGAGAAACCCTTATTAAGATCGGTAGTGGGGAAAGTAAAAAGAAGGCAGAACAGGATGTTTCTAAGAAGGCACTAATACATTTTAATGTTATTACAGCATTTTAATTATATTATATTCTATATAATAATATATTATGTCAAATGAGTTTGTTATCGAAGATAATGTATATAAAGTCCTTGTAGACTATTTTGATGGAGATATAATAAATCTTGATAAAAAAGTTCTAACAGGATTAAAGAAAGGAAAATATAAAAAGGAAGATATTGAACCCATTGATCCAAAGGTATATAAATTATTAAGGAAAATTTTAAAACTGGAAGAGGAATATCCCGAACAATATGCGGAAAAGGAATGGATATATCCTGAAAAAAAAGAGGAAGAAGAAGTTGAAGAAGAAGTTGAAGAAGAAGTTGAAGAAGAAGAAGTTGAAGAGATTGATGGAAAGGATTTATATAAATCTATCATACCTCAAAGAAAAGCATTCATTGAATGGGTTAATGATGTTTTTTATAAGGAAGTATTGGATTCATATAAAAACAGAGGAGGAGATGAAGAAGAAATAAAGATCTATCAATATTTTGTTAAGAAATATTTGTCAATTGAAGCACCCCTACGTGGTCTTTTAATATATCATGGTTTAGGTACTGGTAAAACTGCAACTTCAGTCATTACAGCAGAAGGTTTGTCCCTTAAGATGCCTATTTATACTTTTTTGCCTGCATCTCTTGAAACAGAATATATGAAAGAAGTAAAATCATGGGGGAATAATCTTTTTAAAGTAGAAAAAAATAATTGGATTTTCTATCCAATCGATGAAATAAAAGGAAATCTCACTCTACGGAAAAAATTAAAAAATGAGTATGGTATTGATGAAGAAGGTATAAATACCATTTTTAATAAAACAAAACAAAAGTTAAAGAATAAATTAAATGTTGATGATGCAGATTACTCTAAGGATTTGGGAATTATTACCAAAAAATTAAACGATATTAAAGGTGTATATATACCAAGTGGTCCCCTTAAAGATGTATATAGAGATATATATACATTTGACGGAAATGTAATTGAGGATAGTTCAAATAAATTACCAACTGACAGAGAATTAAAAATCATTAATATGAGTCAACAAGATGAAAAATCTTTTTATTTAGATTATATTGAGGAAGAAATAAATGTCCTTATAAAGGTAAAGTATAATTTCATCCATTACAATGGTTTCCCGAAGGTTGAAGATTTTGATTTTAAAAATAATCGCGGTAAAATACTTGATAAGGAAAAACTAACAGAAAATGATAAATTAGTTTTGACATTTGCAGAAAAATATAAAGAAAATTATGAAAATCATGGTATTCTTTCACCATTTAGGAATAATGTAATAATCATTGATGAGGTTCATAATTTTGTTCGTGAAATAATCAATGAAAGTGTTCCGGCAAATATATTTTATAATTGGATCGTGGATGCGGAAGATATTAAGATTGTATTCTTATCTGGAACACCTGTTATAAATAAACCCGCCGAAATTGCTATCTTATTTAATATGTTGCGTGGATCTTTATTAATTTTTGACTTTACAGTTAAGACGGATAAAGATGAAACAGAACTACAAAAAGAACTACGGAATTTTTTTTATAATGAAAACTCATCTATTGAACAAATAAATACGTCTAAAAAGAAAGGAAAGGTAATTGTATCATTTACAAAAACAAAAACAAATTTTGAGTCTATTATGGAAGAAGACATCATTAAAACTATTAAGTATAATAACCATGATTTAGATTCGTTTTTTAAGGAAATATATGATGGTTTATATAAATTTTTCGATGAAAAAGATGTATCTCCAAAGAAAAGTGATCTTTTAAAGAAATCTCCTTATAAGGAAATGAAAATGGGTAGTAAACAAGAAATATTTGACGAAGATATAGAAATACCTTTTAACCGTAAACAGAAGTTATTCGAAATCATACAAGATGATGAAGTAATTGATTTATCTTCAAATGAAAATTTTGTAGAGTATTTCTTAGATGATAGTTATAATATATCTCCCAAGAAGAAAGTCTTCTTACGAAGAATGATATTAGGATTAACTTCTTATTATCCAATTGATCGCAAATCAATTAAATTTATGCCTCAAGTTGTAGAACCACGTGAGATAATCCCTATATATAAAGATTATACAATTGTTAAAAAGACAAATATAGTCCTCTGTCCTATGGGACCTATACAATGGACAAACTATGAAAATGAATATGGGCGTGAAAAAATGAGAAGATTAAATAACATACGTAAAAAAGATTTATACAATGATAAACAAAATTCGGATTATAGTATAAGGACCCGACAAACATGTAATATTGTTTATGATGATGATTCTTTTAGAAAAGGTGATGATGATGGGGAAAAGAAGTTTAAAACATATGAACGTATGCGTCAAAATGGAAATTTTTCGTTTGATGGAAAATTAAATTTATATGCCCCCAAATTTTACAAAATTTTAGAAAATATAAATCGTTTTATAGATGGTGAAACCCCTACTGGAAAGGTCTTGTACTATAGTGATTTTAGAAAAGATTCAGGGTCAGAGGCATTTGAACAAATACTGCAAGAAAATGGATATGAGAAATATGATCATAATAAGAAAGATATAAATACACTTATTGAAGAAGGTTCAAAGAAGAAACGGTACACATTTTTAACAGGTGAAGAAGAACAAGAATTACGGAAATATAATAAAGAAGCATTTAACCATGATGAAAATGTCCGTGGGGAGTATATTCAAATAATCTTAATATCAAGTGCGGGGGCAGAAGGTATATCTCTTAAATGTGTAAGACAGGTCCATATTATGGAACCTTTCTGGAATTACATACGGATTGATCAGGTTTTCGGAAGAGCGATTCGTATGAAATCTCATATCAATGAATTATTACCCAAAGAAGAACGCAATGTTGAACAATATTTATATTTATCATCATTACCAGGTGGAAACACTGTTGAGGAAGTATTCAATCAATTAAAGAGGGATAACTGGCCCGATGTTGAAGAAATCGAAATTGATGGGGATATAAAAATGACTTTATTAGAAAAACATAAACCAGTTTATAAGACGATTACTAAAATAATTTCCATGAAAAAAGAAACAGATAATCGAACAATTGATCAATTACTATTTGATATTATGGAAAGAAAGAATATCATTAGTTCAAATATAACCGATATTATTAAAGAATCATCTGTTGATTGTATTCAGAATAGTCGCGACGATATTCAATTAAATAATAAATGTTTACGGTTTTCAAGTAAATTAAAGAATGAAGAATCACATTTCCCTGGTATTAATTCTTCAGAACTAAATCAAATCGATGTAAAACAATTCAAGAGTAACTTTCTACAATATATTAAACCGAATATTTATGTCATTTTGGCAAAAAAGAAAGAAGATGATTCGGATCTATATATTTATTATAATTTAGAAAAAACAGGTGATGAGATAGATGTAAGGTATGTTAGAGAAAATGGTCTCCAGGTATGTGATTTTGATCCAAAGAACCGTTTCTTTACATATTATGAATTAAAAGATCATCCTCTTAATGATAAGTTAGGAAACATTTTTTCGGTATTTAAGACGATATATAAAGTATCCCCTGAAATTTTTTCTAAATTAAAGAAATTAGAATTTCCATCAATTAAGGGATTTAAGAAAGATGAAAATATTATAGGTCATATTATAAAATATAACCCTACAGAAAAACTATATTTTAGTCCTTTGTCAAATTCAACTGTTATAAAATTATTTGAATTTAAGAATTATAAGTATAATAATTATTCGACACAGGGTTTGAATTATGTAATGTTGCGTAATAATAAATTATTTAAGAGTATTGATTAAAATATATCATATTTTGATTACTGATATTTAGTATTTTCATATCAATATTATTAAATACTTTATCTGGATGCGAATCATCAATTTTACAAAATACCATATTTTCTTTGATAGCTTTTATTTTTAATGGATTTGATAATAATTCAACAAGTTGCATATCATATGTTTGAATATTTATTATCTTAATTGTATCATTGGTTTTAAAATTCCTTTGATCTATTTTTGAACATGTAAATATTAGAATATTCTTCTTTATTTCCATAATATTTATTTTTAAGATATCATTACTGGAGTATTTTACATTTGAAATATCCCTTATATCGATTGATAATTTCCTCAAAGGGTAACTGATATTGAAAATAATATTTTCAATTGGTTCATATATCCCTATTGTATTATATTCATTTGTAATGATCTCTTTTTGTTGCAAACACACTTCAATATCTAATTCTTTTATAATTAATGTTAAAATTGGTAAAGAAAATATATAATTTTCTTCTATTGGTATGATAAGGCGTGATAAACTGTGTAATTTCTGAGGTTCAATCCCTGCTTTAATTATATCAACACTATAGTTATATCTAGATGAATTAATACTTGTCCTTTTATTTGATGAAAATGAAACTAATTTTAGATTATTTATATATTCTTCTTCTTCGGGATTTTGTTCTATTTTAGATTCTGTAACAATTTCATTTATATTTCCCCCCGTATTTTCAGGTTCTTCATTAATAACTTCTTCTATTTTTGTCCCAGATATGTTTTTTAATAAATTTTCAATATTTGTACCGTTATCATCATTATCATTATCATTTTGTGGGGGAGGGACCGTAATGCTTTCCCTTTCTTTTATAAGATCTGATAGTTTTTTTTCGTTTTTTTCTGAAGAATCTTTATCTATTTTCCTGTAACCTGAGAAGGGTTTTTCTTCATTATTCCCATCCCCTTCCCCGATATTACTATTCTTATTTTTCTTTATAGTTAAATCAAGTAGTTCTTTATTTATATCTGATATTTCTACATAATCATTATTTTCAAAGATATCTTTCATATCTTGTAAATATACTTCTTTTATACTTTCATTACCTTCGATGGTAATGTTATGGTCTTTTTTAAGTACATTATTTGCCATATTAAACATGAAGTCTTTGTTTATATCCGAGAAGAACTGTTCATATAAAGACATACGATTAATTAATTATCCTTACTTTTAAAAAATAATAGATAAACGTATCTATTTCTTAATAAAGAAGAAGTTGCGGAATTCCTCCATTTCTTTATCATTTCTTTTATTTCTGATATAATTTTTAAAATTTTTTCCTTTTAACATAGAAACCAAGAAGTGAATACAATATACACCGCATTCGGTATTATTATGTTGATGCCTTATATCATTATATAAAAAACTTATATCTTTGTTTATTTCATAACATTGTTCTTGGACGCGTTTTACAAACTCGACAACTTCATTTTTTGGTTTTGATGCTAAAGAATCAAAATAATAAATACATGGTTTTTCATTAATATTAATTCCTTTTAAATCTATATAGAGGGAGAACCAATGTTGTCCTGATTGATTGTGGGGATCCGTATTAAAGACCATTCCCAATGTATCCTTACCATCTTTCCTTATATCTTTTATATTAATATTACATAATTCATTAGAAACACATTTCCCTTTACTTATTTCTGTATCAAAATCAATGGGGTTTGCACCTAAATATTGAAATTTTGGATAAGCATCCTCATACTGTTCCATTACACGGTTTATGTCAGAAGTTGATAACCAGGCATTTGGATTATCTTTCCATTCGTCGGGCATATCGGGTCTAAAACTATTTTCAAACAATTCTTTTTCCTTTTCAGTTAATTCATTTTTTATGATTCCAATACTTTTCCAACATGATTCTTTATTGCAATCAGTGTCTTTTTTTATATATTTGGATATTTCATCATGTAACCTTTTCTTAGTCTTAAAAATTTTAATATCATATTCGTATTTTTTCAATATACTTGCTATTTTTTTAAGAAGGGTATAGTCTAGACATGATATTTTATTATTCTTTTTTGAAGGAGAACAATGTCCATTTACAAACATTATATATATATTTAAAATATTTAAAAAATATACGTTAAAGATAGATAAATGGAAAAAATGTTAGACTCAAAAGAAATAATCCTTGAAAATATAAATTCCCTTTTTAAGGAATATAATAATATTAAAGAAGATGATAATAAAAAATTTTTGGAATTAATAAATGAAACAAGTGAACTACGTGAATGTAATAATAAACTCATGTCTGAAATTTCAGAAAAAGATAAACTTTTAATTGTAAATGATAGAAAAATGATCGATTATGAAATTATGATCAACAAAATTCAAGAAGAAGCAATAAAAGAAAAAACAGAAAAAGAAAGATTTGATATGTTAAAAAAACAAGATAAAGAAATCTACGAAAGGGATATTGAAATAAAACGTCTTCAAAAGAAGGTCGATATCTTAGAAGAAAAAATAAAATTACTCGATCAAACTTCTGATGTCGGTGATAATATTGTAGAGGTTAGAGATGAAGGGACAGGAGGAGATACTCTTGTTCAAAAAATGAAAAACATTCAAGAAAAACAAAAAGATGAATCTGAAGAAGAAGTAGAAACAAAGGTTGAAACCTCAGAAGAAGAAGTAGAAACAACGGATGAAACCTCAGAAGAAGAAGTCGAAACAAAGGTTGTTGAAAACCATGAAGAAGAAGAAGAAGTCGAAACAAAGGTTGTTGAAAACCATGAAGAAGAAGAAATCGAAACACCTGTTGTTGAAAACCCGAATGATAAAGAAGAGGGTGTTGATTATGGGGAAGAAACCGAAGAACTCTCTGAAGAAGAGGATGCTGAAGTAGAAATTATAACATATTATAAAAAAGAATATTATCTAGTCGTAAACGAATCTCCTCAAGGGATCTACATGATTGAAAATGGTGGATTAGGGAGTAAAGCTGGAGAAGTTAAAAATGGTAAGAGAGTATTCTATAAATCTTCTAAGAAATGAATATATTGATTATAAAGAGAATTCTCTGTTTTAAAATTAAAATGTTCTCTAAAACCTTCTTTATCATTTTTATAAAATTCCATTAGTTCAGGATCTAAATAATTACTTTTACAGATAGTTGGTGTATTGTGTAGTTTTATAGAAACATTTTCAATACACTTCTTCAATTCACTATTTTTATTTTTCATAAGTTCTTTAATAAGTTCTATATTTGCCCCCCATGTCCTGAAATCCTTTGCAGTAAACTTACCAAATTGTTTAAGGTATTTATTGACATCCGATGATTTAATATTATAATACCTTTCACCCCGTCGATAAGTAAATATACGATCATTCTTATTTATTGTTCTCTTTTTTTGACGTAGAGTTTTAACAAGTTTCTTATTTTTAACAGTACATACATTTCTAACATTCTTTTTCCCATTAAAGTCGATAATAAGCTCATTCTTACTTTTAACTTTGATATGTTTTCCTTGTAGTGTGGTTGTTCCATAGGACTTATTTTTTTTAGAATAAACATCATTACCTATTCTAAATTGACATTCCATGATTAATTTGAGGATAATTGCAATTTGTTTATTTTTAGAGTCTTTAACAGTATAGAGGTCATCATTTATCTTATCATTAATTTTGTTAAAATTCTTACCAAATTCTATCATTTTATCAAACTTTTTATAACTCTGTGATTGTGTATACTTTTTATTATAAACATATTGCGATCTATTTTTATCATCATATCCAATCGCCAATACTTTTTCATCTTTTTTAAGGTTTATTTTTACATTATCATAAGCAGGGGCAATATATACACCTTTAATAGCATTGTCTATTCTTTTTTTGTTTTTTATTTCTTTATCATTTTTATCATAATACTTATGGTTGTATTTTTTACCTATTTTTCTCCAAATTTTTCTAACGATAAAGTCTTCCATACTATATATAATAGAATTATTTTGTTATGCGGTTTTGACTAATTTTGCCCATTCTGATGGATCATCCTTATTTGGTGGAGCATCAAGATATTCCCAATCATAAAAACCCGAAACACCTGGATATTTTTCTTTTATACTGTGGATAATACTTACAAACGAGTCATCTGTAAATTGTCCCGACATCATACCCATTACTATTTTATCTTCTGGATAACCATTATCTATTATATTTTTGTATGTCTCAAGACTAAATGATTCATAACATTGACAATTAAAAAAATCAATTAGTTTTCCTTCCGTTGAATTAAATAATTCTTTATAAACAAATCCCCCCATACCAGGTTCATCACTCTCCATAGCAGAAGAAACAGGTGCCATACTAATTACAAAGTTTTCTCCAAAATCAGTATGTATTTTATTGATTAATTTCTTAATATTTTCCATAGTAACCGTTTCTTCAACATCTAAATTAATACCCTGAATCCACGGTTTGGAGACTAAAAATGTATGTAATATTTCATAGTATACATCAAAATTGGAGAATAGTTCTGTAAATGCTCCACCAGCACCCCCAATCATACATGACATATGTATACCCGTTTCCGATAAAGATTCGGTTTCTGTCCAAAGTTCTTTAAATTTTTCATCATTTGGTTCATTATCATTTAAGTAAATCTTATTATCACCAAAATGTATTGATGATATGATTAAATTTGTAGTGTAATGATTACCCTTTAATTTCTCTAAACCTACAAATGTTTGATAGTAGTAGATGACCTTCATTTTATTATTTAATAATATTTTCTCTTTATATATAAATGAACTATTTGATATATATTTTTATCATTACAGTAATTTTCTTAATTTATGTCGAAATGAGTGTTGGTGGGATAGTTTATAGAGTAAACGCATCTGGAAAAAAAAATATTCAATTTGGAAATATCATCCATTATCTTGTAGATCCTCTTCACAATAAGTTCTTGTGGAATCTAAGTCTTTTAGATGTCAATTATGTCTTTGTTTTTTTAGTGTCAAGTCTCTTATATAAATATAAATTTGAGTAATAAATTATTATTTAATAAAACGAGTTTAAAGATGTCATACGAAAAAGATGTCCAGTTGGGACTATGTTGTATGAACATGTCTCTAAAAATACACTATAAGGTGTATGCTTCTCGAAAGATTATTCTGAGAACAGTACAAGAAAAGGGACTTGAAGAACTTAAAAAAAGAATTTTGCTTAATCTTGAAGATTTAGTGAAAATGATTGAATGGAATGAACAAAATGGAATTCGTGTATTTAGATTGTCTAGTGAGATGTTCCTACATAAAACAAATCCAAAGGTAGAAGATTATGGATATGAGTTTGCCATTCCACACCTCAAAAAAGTTTCTGAAGTTATTAAAAAGTATAATCATCGTGTTACTTTTCATCCAGGACAATTTAATGTTCTTGGAACCCCTCACGCGAGAACACTGGAGATGACTATAAGGGACTTAGATTACCATGCTACAGTCCTTGATCTACTTGAAATGGGTAAAGATTCGGTAATGGTTATACATGGGGGCGGTATGTATGGGGATAAAGGAAAAACAATTGATCGATGGTGTGAAAACTATGATAATCTCCCATCAAAGATAAAAAATCGTCTTGTTCTAGAGAACTGTGAAAAGTGTTATTCAATTAAGGACTGCCTTATAATCCATGAAAAATGTGGTGTTCCAATTGTCTTTGATACGCATCACTACGATTGCTACATACAACTTCATCCAGATGAAGAATTTGAAGACCCAGAGTATTACATACCTCTCATCTTGGAAACATGGAAAAAAAAAGGAATTAAACCAAAGTTTCATGTATCTGAACAGGGATATGGAAAAGTTGGGAAACATAGTGATTTTATTGATATCTTACCCGACTACCTACTTGAGATCCCTGAAAAATACGGTGTAAAGGTAGATGTCATGATTGAAGCAAAAATGAAAGAATTGAGTGTACATGATCTGTATGAGAAGTATCCTGAATGTGATTGTCGTATAAAAACTGATGTTTCTATATAAATTTAACCATTACGCTCTCGCACCAGGATTACATCCACAACAGAAGGTTAAGACAAAGAAACATCCAAACCCTATACAACATCCTATGACCCAATCCGCCATCTTTTCTTATCAAGGTAGTTTATTAATACATAACTAAAGTTTTTCAAATTTAAAAAAATATCATGTTTACCTTTCCCACTGTACCTCTCACGAATCATCCGGTTTCTCGAACTTGATCTCACCTGTTTCGGCACACTCTGTCCACTTGTTTCCATTCTTTGTCCACACACTCTTTATCCTTTCTTCTTCTCTTCTTGAGACATCAATCATCGTGCATTTCTCCTGACATATCCGCGTGTAATCAAACATCTTCATATTCCCTTTGTTCACCTTCTGCTGACAGCAGTATTCCATCAGTTGTGGAACGAGACGATTGACCAGTGTGCATTGACAGACACTGTTGTTGATAGGGACAGTGAGGAGGTTTGAGGTCGTGTTGTCCATCTTTGTTTGTATTATCTTTCAACAAATTATTCAAATTTAAAAAAAACTATCTATCCTATCTAAATTTTTTTTGTCTTTGTGTTTGCTCTACAGTTTGCCCCTTGACTCGCAGAGAAGGACCCTGTATCTACTTCCTCCTGGGAATTCCATCTCTTCTTCTTCTCCAGAGCAATCTGCCCCTGTATTCCTCCACAGAAGTTCCAGGAAAGGGGCAGTTTCAACCATTCCAAAGGGCGTATTTGTCTTCTCCTCATCCATGAATACTGTTATCCGCCCAGGCGCATAGAGCAGAGGCAGCACGTTGCCGGGAGCGCCGGCGGGTTCCGTCCCGTCGGTCCAGAACTGCTGGATCCCCTCGCCGAAGACGGCAACATCCAACTCATCCCCGGTTGCGGTCGACCAGTCTTCTTTATCATTGCTCGAAGACTGGTCTTCATCGCTCGAAGGCCAGTCGTCCATCGTGTTACCACTGGCATTCCCCGGGAGATGTTCACGACCATTTCCTTCGGGGAACACTGCCGCCACCCTTTCCTTGAATGCGATCGCTTCTTCAATAGTGAGTTCCTTGACAGTCTCCCATATCTTCCCTTCGTGGACGAATGTCTCCTTCTCTTCTGTGGGAGGTGGAGAGGTACGGTAGTATCCCCACCCCTTTTCACCATTCTTGTGAATGTATCCGTCAACCGCTCCTGCCCAGTCATCCGCTGCGAGGAAAGGGACTCCCTGGGGATCAGGTCCCTTCCCCCTCAGATCCAACCACTCCTCTGTGCTTTTGCGTGCTCTCTCCAACCTGGCAGCACGATCCCGCTCCGCGCGGTCTTCCTCGTATCCCTTACTAGGGATAATCCGCCGCCCACGGTCCATGACAGTGTACTCTGGACCATCGCAGTCTTTGATCCCTTCGGGGTGGGATTGAGAGAGTCCTGTTGGGTAGCGGATCCCGTTGACTGTCTGCCAGTTCGCGGAGCTCATCTTCGTGTGTTCGTGTGTTTGTGTGTTCGTGTGAGTTGTTTGTGATCCCTGTTCAACACTATTTCAAATTTTTGAAGAATGGAGGATCTCCTCCCAGAAACCCTTTCCTGGAGAAAATTTGAAACTCGCTTTGAGAGAGTCCCACAAACAACAAACACACAACTCACAACTCTCACAACTCTCACTCGAGATGCCCGCATACTCTCACAATGGCGTCCCTCGCGACAACAAGAACAACCTCTCCTGGGTCCGTCCTGATGGACCCTACGGCAATCAGACGAAACCCTCCCTCCGCTACACCGCAAAGGCCATGCGGGAAATCGCAGAGGTTGAGGACTACATCATCAAGCAGAACACTACCCCTGAAGAAGACAAACTCCTGGAAGAGATCAACAACCTTGAACGGGAGATCATCTCAGAAGGACACGCTGCCCACACCGACTCGTTCTTGGAGGTGGATATGGATGACATGGATAACTTTGAAGACCAGTGCAACATGAAGGAAGCATACCATGCCCTCCTCGCCAAGTCCCCCCAAGGGAAGGGCACTTACCTCTACCAGTCAAGTCAGACGGGTGGATGGGAGTGGACCACCGGAGGTGTGGTCGCTAACGAAGCAAGGGCAAGACAATCCAAGTCTGGTCTTGTAGAGGTTGATGACAAGAACCGCATCATGACTCCAGTCGAGGTCACCACGAAGGGCGCCAACTACATCCAAGGCAACTCCGCATATGGGAAGGTCTACTTCGATCTCAAGTTCACCAAGTATGTCCCGGACATCGGGGAGAAGGTGAACTGTGTCATTGGACTCAACGGAGGTGGTTCCATGCCCTGGAAGTGCTACCGCATCCCTCAATAGATAGAACAAAGAAGAAAAGAAAAGACAAAAAAAATTCCATCCCTTTTTTTATGAAATTTGAAAATCTACCGAAATATTAAAAGAAAGAAGAGCATTAAACAAAGGAACGCTTATCAAAGAAAGAAGAAGATGACCGGCAGTTGCTTCTCAGGCGACTGTGGGTTTTGCAGTGGTTGTTCGGGAGATGCGGGGACGAAGGTTGTGAAGTACCTTTCCCATAATGAGTTCTACAAGATGAACACTGGGGAAGATCCACCACTGGAACCAGGACCAAAGAACCCACGTATCCTCTGGCAGAAGATGATGTACTACTCAGACCTTTATCGTAACCGCGTGGAGTTTGATACCTGGGGGAAGTTTGTGAAGCGCCTACGGATAAGGCAGAAAGTCTTGCGGCAGAACAAGATCATGTATGCACACGACCCGCCAGGTATCTTCTGGGAAATCCGTAAGGGTCATATTGAATTTTTGAAAGGGTGTACGGAAGAAGGAGTTGTTTACGGAGAAAAAAGGTGCCTGAAACCCGACACAAACGATATTGAATCTATTATCGGGGGCAGAGGGGGTGTAGATATCAACGAGATCGCTGGAAAGGTCGTTATTAGGGGAGGTGGACTCTTTGATATAGATGCCCGGAAAAAGCAAATGAACCTCAAAAATGAAGATTATGAAGAATACTTCGATAAGTTTCAAACTTATCTTGTCGAAGTAAACGAGAAGCTCAAAGAGTATGGGGTGTCGCTGGGAGGGGAATACCGTGGAAAAGTGCCAGAGTTTATCAATGTCGGGGATAAACAATACAAATTTTGGGATGATGACCGCATCATGTGTGATGAACCCGAATGTTCTCTTATGGGACACTGTATGGTCCACTGGGATGAGAATGACAACTACACTGGGAAACGTCCTCCTTCAGAAAACTCTTACTATTACGGAAACATTATTGCGAAAGTTCCAAAATACACACACAATAAGAAACATGAACTCTGTCTCACGTGTGCCCTAAAGGCAGCAAGTACATCGCCCTAAAGGTGAGGTAGTATCGCATGGCATTCCCACATATAAGTTTTAAAAAAGGAATAGACAGGAGTATCTTCTGGATACATAAAATTTTTTTCTAATTTAGGTAATACTATCTTTAATTGTTGTTCTGGAGAATATGGTTCATCATTATTGAATGTTATTTCTCTATTATCCTTTGTTAGGTATTCATGAAAGTCTATCATAAGTGGTGCTAGATCATGTGGATAATACCATCTCCATTCAGGACATCCTTTAAAATAGTATTCGAACGTCCATACAATAGATTTTAGATAGTCTTCACATAATTTAAAGATATCTTTTTCAAGCAACATTTTGATCGATGGATCTAGATTGTAAGTGTTGTAGATGTTATGGGTGTAATACATATTTCTATAATTTTTATGTTTAAAAATGATTTCTTCATGTTCCCTGAATATAGTTGGAGCAAAATTAATAAAATCATTAAATTCTTTTTCATCTGAATTACTAAAATCAGTAAATGTATAATGTTTGATGTCCTCTATACTTTTTATTTTTTGAAGGTATTTACCATATCTATTTCTATTATGGTATTCTCTAGATTCTCTTTTTTTCATTGTTCTATCTATGGCATATTTTTCTCTTTTTGCAATTTCGTTGATAAACCTACAGAAATTGTCCATATTTATCCTTAAGTCTTCTTCGATAAGGTAAAACATTCCGAAGTTATCATTTTGCAGAGAACTATAAGCATTTTCTAAGTATTCCATTCCACCATACCTTAAATTATTACACGGACTGGGTATAATAAAATCATTTCCAATTAAGAAACAGAAAAATAGAAAATCATTAAGGATTTTTTCATCACTTATTTTATATTGGGTGACTGGGTTAATCTCTTTAATCGACTCAATCCTGTAATCCTTTAGCAACCTTACGTTTAGATAAATATAATAGTCTTGTAGACCTTCAATATTGTATTCGGTCCTTTCTCTTAAAAGATATATATTATGTTTCCTTATCATTGATAACATAATCAAGTCTGCATCTAATCCATAAACAACAGAAACAGTATCCTTATCGACATTTTTATCTAAGAAATCCATAATTTTATGTTCCCCTTCACCGGGTTCGTTTGAATCAGATAAAACTGTTGTTACTGGAAAATTTTTTATTTCATTTTTAAGGAATTTATTTAGTCTTTTCATGAATGGTGTTCCTGGTGTAATTTGGTTTGTGTCCCATTTCTTATTTTCTTGAGAAGATTTAAGTCTCCTTTGCCTTTGTTGTTCCATTTTAGTCCGTGGTGCCGGACCATCGATAGCAATGTATATGACATCTTTTACACCTGTAATTTCGATACATTCGTTAATCTTATCTAAAATTGCAGAAAACATTTCATTTTCGTTTGTTTTCCCTGAACAGCATGGGTGGATAGCACAATTTAAGTCAAATAACAAATAATTTACATCTATTTTTTGTTTTGATTCGGTAATTATTTCCGGGTGTTGAGTTATTACGTGTTTATAGAATAGTGGGATACCCATTAATATAAATATATAGCGTCCTTTATTTTTATATATTAAAATAAAATATATATAAGAATATATAGAATGGATAATCTTTCAAACCCCTTAAATCTTTTAGCAACAAATATGTGCTCACCCATGGTAATTTACATAGTATTTGTAGTAGTGACTGGTATTGCTCTATTTATGACGCGTTCATCTCTTAAGAGATATAACACAGAAAAAATGGATACCCTTTTCAGTATTCATTTAATGAATGAAGTTAAAATGGTAATAGTTATGGGTGCCATCATTTACGGTTTATGTCAGTATAATCAGGTCAATTTAGCATGGATATTCTTGATTTTCCCAATAATCTACGTCCTACTAAAGAATATTTTAATCTTTATTCCTGTATCTTCTGCTAACCAGAATGCCCCTGTTCCAAAGAACTTTAATCAAGAAGAAATGATGAAACAGATTCAGCAAGAAAACATGCAGCAAAAAGTAATACAACAGCAACAGGAATCACAGATGGAACGTAAAGGTATTATGGAAACCCCTGTAAATAAAGATATTGGTGGTTTTGGTGGTGGTTTATCTCCACCTTTAAATTCCGGATTAAGTGGAAACGACCCTATGATGAACGGGAATATGATGGGTTTTTAAATATTTGATATAGTTAAATGGGATTTAATAAATATATAATAGTTTTTTTATACTTATTTCTATTACAATCAATTTATATACTTTATAAATATGATAATATACCATTAATATATATAATTATTATTGGATTTCCAATGATAAAGGCATTATATGATTACCGTGTATGTAGTGTTGCTTATGCTGAATGTAAACTGAGAGGTGTAAAAAGGGAAGAATCATGGGTTAATAAATTTTTAGATCCTATTGTTGACCTTAGATATAGTAATCATATTTATCCTTTATTTGGTATAAGTTTCGTGTTACTGTATATTTCGATTGTAAAATATTTAAAAACTTATATTATTAAGGTATAGTATGAAAGGGTATCTTTCCTTCGATGTTGGTATTAAAAATCTGGCATATTGTCGATTAGATGAAAACAAAGTAGTTCAAAGTTGGGGGATTATTAATTTAAACGAAAATCCCCAATGTGATGTTCATTTGAAGAAAAGGTGTGAAAAACAATGTACATACGAAGTAAAAGGTGATGATAAAGTAAAATATTGTTGTACAGCACATAGTAAACGGTTCCCTAAAAAGAAAAAATTAAATACAAATCATGATTTAATGACGATATCGCAATTAGCGGTTGGTAAACTGAGGGAATTAGATTTAGATGGAGTTACCAATGTATTAATAGAGAATCAACCAGCATTAAAGAATCCTGTAATGAAGAGTATACAAATGATTATTTATACATTTTTCGTAATGGATGGTATTATGAAAGATGATTCATCAATTGAGACCATACATATGGTTAATGCAAGAAATAAATTAAAAGTGTATAAAGGTCCTCCTGTCGAATGTAATAAAAAGGGTAAATATGCTCAGAACAAATACTTGAGTGTTGAGTATACGAAAGAGATGATTAAGGGTGAAGAAGATAAATTTATAAAATTATTTAATGAATCTAAGAAAAAGGACGATTTAGCAGATGCTTATCTTCAAGGTATTTATTGGATCGAAAAGTAGAAGATTATTTAGTAGATGGTCCTAGAAATTTACAAGTTACTATGAGTAATAGTGTGTAAAGTATTATTTTATGTGTAATTGATACTTTAAAGTATTCCATTAGATTATCAGTTATTCCAAAAGCGGAAATGTAGATCAAGAGACGATAAATTAAATCTTTATCCATTTAATAAAAGGCATATTTTTTTTGTGGTCAGCGTTTAAATTTTGTATTATAAATATTTAAAGAAATTATTTCATAATAGAGAATAATGGAAAATAATGTTTTATTAAACTCCCTACAGAAGTATTATATGGAGAATAGAAATTCATCAAAATTATTAGAAATATTGAAAGAAGAAGATAATAAAATTTCGTTACGTATTATAGATTGGTTTGTAACAAACTATTCAAAGAAGAATAATATATATTATTCTATATTCGAAACACCTACAAAAAAGAAAACATTTGTATGTGAAAATAATAAAATAGTAAAACAATTTAACACTTACCATGCATATAAGTCCCAATTAAAATCGTTTTCAAAAAAGAAGTTTGATCCATTTTGTCGTCGAGATAGAATAACCTTTGATTGTAATGGTACCTCGATAGAGACTACTGTTGGTCAATTAAATTTTTTTAAATGGGCAATAGATAACCTTATCATAGACTATATCAAAAATAATTATTTGGAAATAGAGGATGATATGAATACATGTTATAATTCTGTAAAAATTCAGAAAAAGGAAAAGAAAGAAAAAAATGAAAGAAAAAGGAGACAGGAATTATCAAAGTCTGCATCAAGGGGATTAAATTCTAATAACATGAAAGTTGTCCTTGATTTTAATTAAAATTACATGGGCACTTCCGGGAATCGAACCCGGGACCTCTTGCACCCAAAGCAAGAATCATAC